TATAAACCTGAAAAAGGTAACGATTATAAGTTCATAGATAAGCAAATTTATGAGATGTTTCAAGTTGGAGGTACTGATGTATTTGTTCACAAATACTTAGGACCAGCGGATCCTGGTGATCCAAACAAAGCTACTAGTCCAACAACGATCCAAGATGTTCTATTTCTAGAGAATAGAGATAGAAAGTATGATGCTGATATCTACATCATGCGAGGTGTTTACAACGTACAAGATATAGATTTTAATCTCAGTCAATTTGGTCTATTTTTACAAAATGATACTATCTTCATGACAGTACATATTAATAACACTATCGACACATTGGGTCGTAAAATAATGAGTGGTGATGTTTTAGAACTTCCTCATCTAAAAGATGATTTTGCTCTCAACGATTTTAAGATATCATTGAAACGATTCTATGTAGTTGAGGATATTAATAGGGCTGCTGAAGGATTTAGCTTAACTTGGTATCCCCATCTTTATCGATTAAAATTAAAACCTATAATAGATAGCCAAGAATTTAAAGATATCCTCGATCTTCCACAAGACATGGATACATATGCTGGTGTTTGGGAAGAAGGAAAACATTATTATCAAGGCCAAACAGTGCGATATAATGGAAAATTATACGAAGTAACTGCCGATTCGTATGCGATTGAGCCCCCTAACACTTCGTTCTATACTGACCTAGGTCAAGAAGGCATGCTACGTAATGTAATGAGCACTTATGCTAAAGAACTAGCACTCAATGAAGGTGTAGTTGCCGAAGCAGAAGCTTCTGCTCCAATGAGTGGGTATGATACTCGTAACTTCTATACTTTACAAACTGATAGTAAAGGTAATGTTGATCTAGTTACTGTAGATAATTCTAATGTTTCCATCGATGACGCAAATACTACAGATTCTGTTATAGCTTCACCTACGAAAAAAGGTTATCAAGGTTATCTAGTTGGAGACGGTGTTCCTCCAAATGGTGCGCCATACGGATTTGGTATTCAATTTCCACTCAATGCTGCCGATGGAGATTATTTCCTTAGGACTGACTATCTTCCTTCTAGATTATTCCGCTTTGATAGTAGACGTTGGGTTAAATTTGAAGATAAGGTTAGAATGATCAAAACTAATACCGATTACAGAGAGATACAAAAGACTAACTTTGTAAACAACACTGAATATAGTGGAATTAGATCACTATTTACTGATACATTTATAATTAAATCACCGATGGTATTTAGACCAAACGATTTAACTGGGTCGCTAGATTTAATTCTAAAGCGAGTTATCACTAAAGTTGATTATCTAGCAAAATATGGTGTAGAAGTATTTGTTAATGAGAACGTAATGCCATTGACTTCGGTTGTTGAGGTAAATGGTAAATTAGCATTTGTTACAACTTACGCTTTAAAAGTCGACGATATCGTTCGTTGGACTATATATGCTGATAAAGTTGAACAACGAATAGCATTGAGCAAGGTACTAAGACCAAGGGCAGATTTATGATTTATTTTTATGACGCACAGATACGTAGATATCTAGCGCAGCTTATACGTATGTTAAGTGGATTTAAAGTAATGGCTGCTGACGGTACTGAAAAAGTAGTGCCTGTTATGTATGGTGATCTTTCTAGGCAAGCAGCTAACGTACTACGTGATAACTCAGAAAATAAAATTCCAAGTGCTCCGCGTATTTCTGTTTATATCTCAGAATTAAAAATGGATGTTTCGAGATTAGCCGACGCAAGTTATATTAATAAGATACATATACGAGAACGTGCTGTTGATGACGCAACAAATACATACACAGAATCACAAGGTCAAAATTATACTGTAGAACGATTGATGCCAACACCGTATAAGTTGACCATTAAAGCCGATATTTGGACTACAAATACTGAACAGAAATTACAGATATTAGAACAAATACTAATATTGTTTAATCCAAGTTTTGAAATTCAAACTACAGACAACTATATTGATTGGACTAGTTTAACAGCTATCTATCTAGACGATATTACCTTTAGTAATAGAACTATTCCAGTTGGAACGGACAGTGATGTTGATGTTGCGACTATCTCATTAGATACGCCAATTTGGTTAACACCACCTGGTAAGTTAAAACGTCTCGGAGTTATTCAAACTGTTATCGCTAATATCTTTACCGAACAAGGCGACATATCTTCCGACTTTATTTACGGGCAAGCTAACAATACTGTATTTGTTTCTCCTGGAAATTTTGGTGTATTAGTTTTAGATAACAAAGTTAAACTAGTTTTTGATGGTCAAGCAGTTGTTGAGACTAACAGTGCTGGTATTCCGATAAAATACGGTCCTGAAACTAACTGGTATAAGTTATTAGATCAATATGGTGAATTTAGAGCAGGTGCTAGTAGGATATATCTAACTAAAGTAGATGGTACCGAAGTTGTTGGTACCGGAGCAGTTGATCCGATAGATGAAACTATATTATTAGTTAATTGGGATCCAGATACATTCCCTACAAATACTGTTATCGAAGGTCGAGGAACTATTGATGCTATTATAGACCCAATAACTTATAATCCAAGCAATGTTGCTGTTGGAATTAGATATCTAATATTAAATTCAATTGGTGATCCATCTAATGCTTCTGGTCCTGTAGCCTGGAAAAATAATAATAACACAGATTTCTTAGCGATTGAAAACGATATTATTGAACGTACCGTTAACGGCTGGCGTGTTGTGTTTCCTGCTAGTACTGTTAACAATATAGTATATGTTACTAATCTAAAAACAGGTGTACAATACAAGTGGGATAGTGAGTATTGGACTAAGAGTTTTGAAGGCGAATATACAGCGGGGCGTTGGCGCATAGCGTTATGATTAAAAAAATTAAAAGTAGCGGAGCGTTCTTTCTTAGTAGAAGCACGAAACGTTTTTTGTTATTACAAAAATCTTCTGGTAAGAAAGAAGGTACTTGGGGATTAGTTGGTGGTAAGGCAGAAGTAGACGAATCAGCTTGGCAAGGACTACAAAGAGAAATAACAGAAGAAATTGGATTTTTTCCTAATGTTGTTAAAACAATTCCATTAGAAACATTTGTAAGCGACGATAATCATTTTAATTTTCATACTTACGTATGTATTGTTGATGATGAGTTTATTCCAAAATTAAGCAATGAGCATAACGGGTGGGCATGGTGTACTATTGATAAGTGGCCCAAACCAGTACATCAAGGTATTAAGAATACCGTGGGTAGCAAGATAAGTCGTGCTAAAATAGAAATTATATTTGAATTATTAGATTCTATAATTTAAAATTACGACCAAGGACCAACCGTAGTTAATGCTATTTTTACCCAAATGTGTGAAGATCCATCATATGTTCCAACACATAGATATAGAAAAGAACTATCGATAGCAGTCATTCCCTCGGTGTCACCTAATGTTCCAACTGAATCAATTGGAGCTGAAACGCTAATACTCGATGCACCTGTGGGTCCAGTCGGCCCCGGTACAGTACTAGCAGCACCTGATGGACCAGTTTTGCCAGTAGGTCCTGTCCAGCCAGTTGGGCCAGTCCATCCAGTAGGACCTGTATTACCAGTTGGTCCAGCTACAGTACTAGCAGCACCAGATGGACCAGTTGGGCCAACCGATGCGTTATCTGTAACATAGCCAACAACCCAAGCAACATTTGGTATATCGTTATAATCACCAACATTATCTTGATAATTTTCCACGTTCTCTACGGATATTACATCTGCATTAAGATATAATTTACTTCTAGAAGAAGTATCAGTAAGTCTTGTTTCAATTGAATTAGTACGTATGCCTGCAAGTCTCGGGCCAGCTGGGCCTGTTGCTCCAGGTGTTTCTACTTTAAAAACAAAAGAACCTTGATAATTTGTTTCAGTAGTTGGATCAGTATAATCTAATCTTTCATCAAATGCAAATACAGCAGTTGATCTCCAATCTTCATTAGGAGGATCTGAATCTACACCTCTATCAATGGAAATTCCACTTTGATATAAAGTAATACCGTTACCTGTTTCACCTTTGTTTAATGTTATAAGATTATCTTCTATTTCTAAATTAGTAGATGAAATAGTAGTAGTACTAGTTGTACTACCAGTAACTACTAAATCTCCAACAACTCTAACGGTTTTGTAACTATCTGTTCCGCCATCATCATAGAGAGTGTCGAGGGTGATATCACCCTCAACTGTTTTAATTTTATAATCACCGGTAGTTCTTATAACATTAGTCATTTATAATCCAAAATTTATTAGTAATTATGTGTAACTTGGGTTAATAGGATATAATCAGCCGAACTGTCGTTCTGTATCAACCATGTATAACGGTTACCATTCCAATCAGTTGCTGTACGCTTTTTTAAACTTCGTAGGGTAATTGGAGTTGCGTGACCAGTTGTTGTGTAACCAACTAGTTTCATTTCACCAGCAGCAGCTGGAGTTCCACTAACTAATTTACATACAGCCCGTGTGCCTGCTGATTTATCTTGAACTAGATATCTACGTGAACCTTTTTGTTTTACGATAAAAACATCAGTTTGTAAACTACCAATATATGCATCACATTTAATACCAATAGCAGTTGTTGTATAGTCACCAAATACTTCAGTACCAGCGACGTCTTTTCTTACCGGACGACCCATTTTTTTCTCCTTGTTTTAAAAACCGTTCTAGGGCTACGAGGTTGGGATTCCCCATAAACCAATGTGGTATTGTATTTATCTTTTGGTTAAACTTGCCATCAGATACATTTTAGAGAAAGTACGGATTACCTCGTTAATTTCTTTAAGTTTAGCTTCTCTTAATTGTTTGTGGTATAGTGTTTCATTTCTTCGTAACGTAGTATCAATTACACCAAGTTCTTTTATTTTAATTTCTAAGTTTTTATTAATACGATAAAAATCTTTATAGAATTCCGGCATCTTTGAGATTAGCACTCTCAAAGATTTTGATACTTCATACCAATCTTCTGGGTTTTCTATTTTTAAATCGCTCATGTCTATCATTGTAATATCTATTTACAATTTGTCAAGCGGTCAAAAGAAAAGCGGACCGAGGCCCGCTAAACTTTCGTTTGATCCTAAAGTTATTAGGAGAACTTTACGTTTCCGTAGTAGTTACCAAAACCAACTTTACCTAAGTAGTCAGCTGCGTTACCGAGCGATGAAGCAGCATTAGTTAGTTCTACATAACCATAACGTGTCATGAAGCTAACAACTGGTTCAAAAGTTGCTGGGTCAAGTACTACACCGCTTGACATTAGAGGAATGTATGGGCAGTAGAACGCAGCAGCGTCTGATTCGCTTGAACCTTTGTAACCAATTAGGATGTCTGTTGCGTCATTAGCATATGCGTTAACATAAACCTTCATTGCGCCATTTAGAGTACCAACGAACTTAGTGTTAGTTGGAGCTTCGAATGTGCCTTCAGTTGTACGAGCAAATGCTGAAGTAGTAGCCGACTGTAGGATTGTTAGCGCAAATGGGCTAACAACACACCAGTTACCAGCACCACGACGTGTACGCTGAGCAATCAAATTAGCAATACGATTGATCTGAACAGCTAGAGCAGCATGTTCGTCACCAACGAATGTAGCAGTACCAGAAACAGCAGCCTGATCGTACTCAAGAAGAGCAGTACCAGCTAGATTGCCGAGACTTGTTAGGATTTCCTGATCGATTTCAGCAGTAATTTCTTGTGCTAGAGCAGCCATAATTTCTGCTTCGATGTCAATGCCCTGTTGAGCCTGTGCATCTTGAGCAGCTTCAAATGTCCAACGAGCGGATAGCTTGCGAGTCTTCGCTTCAACTACTTGCTTTAGGATCTGGATGCTCATTCTGTTACCAGCACGACCTTCGAGAGCAGCAGTTGAAGTTGCTCCTGGTACTGTACTTGATTGGTTACCTGAATAAGCAGCCGCAATTTTGAATGGGCTTAGTGCTTCTTCGCCTGCTACGATTGATTCAGATCCTGAAGTTGAGTCTGAATAACGAACACGCAAAGTGTGGATTTGTCCTACTGGACCAGTCATTGGCTGTACGCCAACTAGTTCGTTAGCAATAACTGTCGGCATAACGCGACGTATTACTGGAAGAATAACACGGTTAAGTGTTGCAACGTTACCGGCAGATGTAGCACCAGCAGAGGCGGATTCTACGAGATGTTTACGTGTGTTCTCGAGGGTTACGCCCATTACTGTACGCTTGTGTCCATGAAGGCCTTCTAAGAGTGCCTCTTTTGTATCGTGCCAGCGGCTTTCTAATAGTTCTGACATAGCTAAAACTCCTTATTTTAATCCCGCTAGTCTACGGATGTCTATAATATTGTTACTTACAACATTATTTGTTTTTTCTTTATTGCCTGTTACTGCTTTTGCCTCTACTAGTGCCTGCTTGGTTTCTGTACCTTGAGACATTACTGCCGGTAGGTATTTGTCATATGTCTGGCGAAGTTTTGATGTTTGTACGCTTTCTAGAAGCTCACTCATAACTGCCTTTTTATCTTTGCCGAGCGGAGCAAGTAGTTCAGACATAACTTCTCTACGTGTTCCTATATCGCGAATCTTTGCGATTTCGCGTTCTTTACTCTCGACAATCTTTGCTTTTTCAGCAATCTTAGCTTTAGTTACTGCTAGTTCACGTTCCTTTGATTCAAGGACCTTAAACATTTTAGCAACTTCGCTTTTTTCGTTAAGATAGCTGTGTGTATATTCCGAAGCGAACGCTTCGAAGATTCTGCGACCAAAGTCATTGCGTCTTGCTGAAGAGATATCTTCTTTCAGCTGTGCCATCTCTTTAGTGATTGTTTTTACAACAACACCTTCTACCATATTAGCACTACGCTTAATGAAATCAGTTTTAACTTTTTCAAGTTGTGCTTTCGCTTCCTTGACTAGTTTAACTTTTGTTTCAACAACATCTTGCTTGTCTTTGTAGAATTCTGAGATTTCTTTTGCTAGTTGAGTTACGACGAACTCTTCTAGTTTAGCAAAATTACTAGACATCTTCTTGTGATCTTCGTGAAGTTCAACTAATTCCTTCTTTAGCTGCTCGAATACAAATCCTTGTAGCTTTGTGGAATCTTCTGAAATTCTCTTTGCGTATCTCATTTTAACTTCTGAGAGCTGCTTCTTGTCTTCGACAAATTCTGCAATCTCTGATGTTAAACGATCAGTTAGCATCTGGTCGAGTGACTCAACCATCTGTGTCTTTTCGTGTTCAAACTTTTGAGCAAATTCTTCACGTAGTTCAGCTGTAACTTGTTCGCGGTTTTCAAGGATTCTTTTGTTCCAAGCACCTTCGATTTCCGTCTTAATCTCCTCGGAAACCACATTGTTCTCAAATAATTGTTTTAGTACATCCAACATAATGTGATTCTCC